GGCGATTCGTTGGATCCCTCAAAGATTAAACGATATGACGATAAAGAATTTATGGATTTCCAGAAAGCGTCTAGGGAAGTTGATGAGCAGATAGGGATTCCCCGAGAAGGCCGCGAAGGGTTCGATGACCTAGTGCAGGATATGCGTGATGAATATATGGATTCAGATGAAGCGTTAGAAAAGGCTCAACAAGCCCAGAGAATAATAATGCGTAAAGCTAGACGTGATGGCGATATGATGGCCACGGGTGGTCGCCCAGGATTGTACGCAAATATCAACGCGAAGCGTAAGCGTATAGCAGCAGGGTCTGGTGAGCGGATGCGAAAGAAAGGTGAGAAAGGTGCACCTACAGCTTCACAATTTAAAAGAGCTAAACAAACTGTAAGAAAAAAATAATGCCACTATACGAATATGAAAATAAAAAAACAGGAGAAAGATTTACAGAACATCTTCCAATACATAAAAGAAACAATCCGTGTAGGTCTCCTTTTATTAGAAGAGTTATTACTGCTCCTAACTTATCTATTATATCAGATGTGGGTGGAAAAGAAGATAAAGCCAGAGAACAAATATTACAAGCGGCAGAAGATGGGTACAAAGAACGAGAGATAAAAGAAGAATTAGGTATAAAGAAAAATCCAGATTGGGTAAAAGAAAAAAGAATAAAAAAGAAACAAAAGAGGCAATGGCTGTAAATGCTACCAAGTAAAAAAGAAAATAAAGAATTAACAGAACAACAACAAAAATTTATTGATGCTTTATTTGGAGAAGCAAATGGAAGTCCAAAGAGAGCAGGAGAGATAGCAGGTTATTCACCATTTTCATATAGTAAAGTTGTTAAATCTTTAAAAGATGAAATACTAGAAAGAGCAGAATATTCTTTAGCATTTAATTCTGCAAAAGCTGTAAAAGGATTGGTAAATGCTTTAGATGATGATGGAACTACTCCAGGAGCTAATATACGCATGGAAGCGGCAAAACAAATTTTAGATAGAACTGGTCTTGTTAAAAAAGAAAAGATTGACATTACTGGAAAAATGGCTCACGGAATATTTATATTACCACCTAAAGATGGAACTAATCAAGCGTAAAGCAAGAACAATACCTTTCGGATATAAGTTAGCAGAAGATACAAAGTATTTAGAACCTATACCCGAAGAGTTAGAAGCTCTAGAACAAGCTATGAAATATTTAGAAAGCTGTTCATATAGAGAAGTGGCTAATTGGTTAAAAGCAAAAACTAAAAGACCAATCAGTCATGTAGGATTAAAAAAAATATTTGATAAATGGAAGAACTTAAACCACCAAAGCCAAAAGCAAACCTCGGAAGAAAACGAGGTAAGCCTCAAGGAACAAGAAACTTTAGCAGTGCAGTAAAAGCAAAAATATCTGCACAAAGAACTTTAAGAGAGCAAAATAAAAAAATAATAAAAGCTCAAACAGAGTTTCATAATGCTAAAAAGAAAAAAGAAAATTTATTAAAAGCAGACGATGCATTAAAAGGTAAAGAATCTACAGTATTAACAACAAACGATGTAGAAACTCTTACACCAAAAGTTCAAGAACACATAAATGAAAATGTTGTATTTAAACCAAACGATGGCCCACAAACAACATTTTTAGCGGCATCTGAAAGAGAAGTATTTTATGGTGGAGCAAGAGGTGGTGGTAAATCATATGCCATGCTTATTGACCCACTTCGATATTGTGATAAACAACATCATAGAGCATTATTAATTAGACGTTCTATGCCAGAACTTAGAGATATGATTAATCATTCTCAACGTTTATATTCACAAGCATTTCCAAATGCTAAATGGAGAGAGCAAGAAAAAGAATGGCGATTTCCATCTGGAGCTAGAATTGAATTTGGTTATGCAGAAAATTTAACAGACGTTCTTCGTTATCAAGGACAGTCTTATACTTGGATAGGTATAGATGAGTTACCTCAATATCCTACTCCAGAAATATACAACTTTTTACGTTCCTCCCTAAGAAGTGTAGACCCAGAGATACCCAACAAACCCAGGCAAACCCTTTGACGTAGTAGTAGATACTGTAGCAGGACAAAGAAAAATTACAAGAAGATTTATACCTGCTAAGTTACAAGATAATCCTTATCTAATGCAAACAGATGATTATCTTATTATGTTGTCATCTTTACCAGAAGTACAACGTAAACAATTTTTAGATGGAGATTGGAGTGCATTTGAAAACTCTGCTTTTCCAGAGTTTGACCCAATAAAGCATGTTAGTGAACCTTTTGAAATACCTCGTAATTGGCATAGGTTTCGTACTTGTGACTGGGGTTATGCTTCTTATGCTTGTTGTTTATGGATTGCTATTGATTTTGATAACAACTTATGGGTATATAGAGAACTATACACACAAAGAGTAACTGCAGATATATTTGCACAAAAAGTTTTAGAAGCAGAAAGAAATGAGTATGTAAGATATGGAGTTCTTGATTCATCAACTTGGGCAAGACGAGGAGACGTAGGGCCTAGTATAGCTGAAACAATGATACAGCAAGGATGTAAATGGAGACCATCAGATAGGTCACCAAGAAGTCGAGTAAATGGTAAATTAGAATTACATAAACGTTTTTCCGTAAGTGAAAAAACTGGTGAGCCTGCTTTAAAAATTTTTAGTAATTGTAAACATGTACTAATTTAATTAGAACACTTCCCTTACTGCCAATAGATAGAAATAATCCAGAGGATGTAGATACAGATGTAGAAGACCATGCATATGATGCATTACGTTATGGTGCAATGTCAAGACCATTACATCCAAATGCATATAACAATGATACATATCTGCAAACACAAAAAGAAAAAATATTTAAACCTGCTGACCGAATATTTGGATACTAATGATACCAGAAAAAATTAAGATAGGTTATAAAGAATATAGGTTAGAAAAATGGAAACAAACTGTTGCTAGTGCAAATGAAGCACAAGGACAGTTTTTTGCAAAAGAAGGTATCATCGGATATACAGATGATGAAAAAGGAGTTTCTCATGCTAACACATTGTTACATGAAATAATACACGCAATAGTGTATCAATGGAATATAGATGTTGGAGAGAAAGAAGAAACTATAGTTAATGGTTTAACGAATGGTTTAACAACAGTCTTAGTAGATAATCCTAAATTAATAGATTATTTAAAAAAGAATATAAAGGAGGGCTAGATGCCACAACCAGTATTGACAAAATATAAACAAGGAGACCTTGGTGCGGATTATTCAAAAGATACTCCAGTTGGTGAAAAAATTGATATGTCCATACATGCTAATGATGAAACCAGACCAGATTCGTTTCCTAAACAACAAAAGAAAACAAACGTAGACCCATCTTTTAATAGAATGGCTGATGAAAAAGATTACTAGGAGGTAATGATGAACATACTAAAAAAATATACTCAAGGTGAAGTTTCAGAAGTAGCTGATGGTGCACCTGCAAAAGAAAAACCAGATGCAAGTATTTTAAAACAATACACGCAAGCTGAAGTTTCTGCTGTGCCAGATACACCACCTGCAAAAGAAAAGCCAGATGGAAGTATCCTAAAGAAGTATACTCAAGGTGAATTATCAGACGCACAAGAAGCAAAGTAAAAAATGGCTGATGACCAAATTATTGTTTTGGGTGATACCGAACAAGAAGATGCATATAATAGTTTAGCAAGTGTTATAAAAGCTAAATTTCAAGCATCTGAAAATGCTAGACAATTTGATGAAAAAAGATGGCTAAGAGCTTATCGTAACTATAGAGGTATCTATGGTAATGACATGGCATTTACAGAAAGTGAAAAGTCAAAAGTATTTGTTAAAATAACAAAAACAAAAGTCATGGCCGCTTATGGTCAAATTATCGAAGTATTATTTTCTAGTGGTAAATTTCCATTAGGTATCGACCCTACAGTTATGCCAGAGGATATTGCAGAATATGCTCATGTAGCTAAAGAATCACAACCTGCTGAAGAGCAAGAAGTGAGAAGTCCATATGGATTTCCTGGTGATGGTAATGATTTAGAACCAGGTGCTACATTTGATTCTATATTAGGCGGATTAAGAGAGGAGTATGGAAAAGCTAATTTTTCAGAAGGGCCTTCAAAAGATGGTAGGTCAGAACCTCAAATTAGTCCTGCAGAAATATCTGCAAAAAATATGGAAAGACTTATTCATGACCAATTAGGTGAATCAAGTGCTACATCTGTATTTAGACATTCATTATTTGAAATGGCTTTATTAGGTACAGGTATTGTTAAAGGGCCTTTTAGTTATGATAAACTTTCTCATAAATGGGAAAAAGATAGAGAGACAGGTACAAATGTTTACAATCCAAAAAGTAAATTAGTACCAAGAATAGAAGCAGTATCTTGTTGGGATTTTTATCCAGACCCAGATGCTGTTACAGTTGATGATGCAGATTATATAATAGAAAGACATAACTATACAAAAACTCAACTTAGAGATTTAATGAATAGGCCTTTCTTTAGAGCAGATGCTGTAAGAGAATGTTTAGCCATGGGGCCTAACTATGAAGCTCGTGGATATGAAAGTTCTTTATTAGATAGAGAAACAACTGATGAGTTTGATAAAAACAGATATGAAATTTTAGAGTTTTGGGGATACCTAGATAAAGAGTTAGCAGAACAAGCAGGTCTAGAGATAGACGATGATATGGATGAATTAGATGAACTATCTGTAAACTGTTGGGTATGTAATGGAAAAATACTAAGATTAGTTATAAATCCATTTACTCCTGCAAGACTGCCTTACATGGTATGTCCATATGAAATAAATCCATATCAATTTTTTGGTGTAGGTATTCCAGAAAATATGGATGATGCACAAACAATTATGAATGGTCATGCAAGAATGGCTATTGATAATCTTGCCCTTGCAGGTAATCTAGTATTTGATGTCGATGAGACAATGCTAGTACCTGGGCAAGATATGAAAGTATTTCCAGGTAAAATATTTAGAAGACAAAGTGGTCAACCAGGACAATCAATACATGGTGTTAAGTTTCCAAATACAGCAAATGAAAACTTAATGATGTTTGATAGATTTAGACAGTTAGCTGATGAGTCCACAGGCATTCCATCTTATTCACATGGAACAACAGGCGTTCAATCTACAACTAGAACTGCCGCAGGTATGTCTATGCTAATGGGAGCGGCGGCTTTAAATATAAAAACAGTAGTAAAAAATATTGATGATTATTTATTACGACCACTAGGCGAATCTATGTTTGCTTGGAACATGCAGTTTAATGAAGATACCCCAGAGATAAGAGGAGACCTGGATGTGAAAGCACGAGGTACTTCATCATTAATGCAAAAAGAAGTAAGGTCTCAAAGATTGATGACTTTCTTACAAACTGCTTCTAATCAAAACCTTGCACCATTTGTAAAATGGCATTCTGTATTATCAGAGATTGCAAAGTCACTTGATATAGAACCAGAAAAATTAATTAACGACCCAGAACGGGCGGCAATATTTGCAAAAATAATGGGGATGGCAAATGGAAATCAACAAAATGAAGGCGATGGTCAACAGCCCAATGTGGCCCAATCTGGAGACGTACCTCCAGGAGCAAATCCAAATGACCCAACTGGCGTTGGAGGTGGCAACATCGGAGTTGGAGGTGTACCGCAAGCAGGGGAGACTGGCTTCACTCAGAGAGCTACTGGCACTCAAGGAACAACTTAATAAGAAAAAACAATGGTAACAGGAACAAACTTACAATTAACATACGATGAAAATACAGACTCTTGGAGTTATCAAAATGTAGATTATGAATATCCTGGAACTCCAGGAAATAGTTGGTCTGGATTTACATCACCAGACCCAGATTTTGAATATGTACCAGAGACACCAGATGCATCACAACCAGATACAGACCCATGTCCTGCAGGTTACATGTATGATGAAACATTAAAACAATGTGTTCCAGACCCAGATTATAGAGCACCTTCATATTATGGTGAACCAGAAACTACTGGAGGCGGTAGTGATAATTTTGAAGATACAAATAAAATACCATCAAATCAAGTAAAAGATTTTTGGATATCAATGAAAGATAAAGTAATACCTGCAGGTCAACCAGGTGCAGGTATGACAGGATTACAAGCTTATATTCAAAATTTAGATGACAGAGGTTTTACAAAAGTTGGTGATGATGGAAAATTATACTTTAAAAAAGATAATTTAGGTTCTTCTCTTGCAGGAGCGGCATTATCAAGAATTGGTTTAGGTGGTGAGCCAGATGCAAAAACAAATCAAATTATAAAAGATTTATCACTGATGGGTGCAATAAATCAAGCAAACATTGTTTCAACAGGGGTTGATGCAGAAGGTAATTTAAATTTAGATTTAGCAGGTAATTTAGAAATTAGTAATCAAGCAAATATGTTTCCAACATATAATTATGATGGCAGACAAGGTGATTTTCTTGGTGTTACTGATACATCGGGTGTAACAGCTATGCCAGATTATGATATAGGCGGAAATATAGTATTAGGTTCTACTTGGACAAATTATATAAATAAACTATTTTCACCAACAAGTACAGATTCAACAACAGGATTTCAAAGTTCTACAGACACTTCTAATTTAGAAGATAGTACGTCTGATTTACTTGTTGAAGAAAAAATAAAAGAAGAAAAATTAAAACAAGAAGAAATAAAAACAGAAAAAGCAAGAAAAGAATTTGCAGAAATGCAAGAAACTGAAAAAGGTAACACTATTGTAGATAAAGATACAGGCGACACTTATACAAAAGTTACAAATAATCAAACTGGCGGTGGAGGTTCTCAAGGATTATAAAATCCCAGGTGGGAGAACAGTTCAAGTAGGCCCAAGAGCAGGAGTTATGGCTCCTCAACCACCACAAGGGCCTGCAGGTGGGCCAAATTTAACAAATAGGTAATAGGAGAAAAATATGCCACATGTACCAGGACACGGAGGAATGATGAGTAACCCTATGGGGCAAGAAGCTCCTATGGGTCAACCAATGCAACAACCAAACACTATGGGTAATAGAGAAGATGCAGTATTAGATATGCATTTAACCCCAGACGTAAAACAGGCTTTACAATCAAAAGGTATTGATATTGGGCCTGTAGCTGATAGAGGGCCAACAGAACCTGTAGTAGTAATACCAGTTTCAATAGTAATGCAAAGATATCCTGGAAGTAG